CATGGCTTCGCCGGCTTCCTTCGAGCTGATGTAGTCCTTAGCCAGGATGAGCCGACGCTACTGCTCTTCCTCAAGCGCGACGAGCGTCTTCAGTGATTGGTTGTAGGCGGTCTGGTACTTCCCCTGATTCGGGTCGCCCCCTTCCATCGCGGCCTGCCAGACTCCACGCGCCCGACCGACCAAGGTGCGGTGTTCGCTGATCGTGTCGGCCAGCGTCCCGTCGTCGAGGTTTGCCGGCGCGGCCTTCGGCGCCTTCGCTGACCGGGCAACGTCTCGAGCTGCTCGCCATGCATGGGCGGCTTCGACCGTATCTGTCGGCATGCCTTCGCGTTTCAGAACAAGAGGCTGGCTCTCAGCTGGGCCGAAGAGGGCGGGGAGATCGTGAACATCGCACAGGCCGCGAACTATAACATGGCCGACGACTGGGATGGGGAGTCAGTCATCACGCCGAAGGGCCGCGTCGTCGACCGCGAAGGAGCGCCTGAAGGTTCGTTCCCTTTCCGCACCGCCGGCATCGACGTGCAGCGCGGCCACCTTTACTGCGTAGTCCGCCGCTGGAGTCGCACCGGGCACAGCCGCCTAAAGGCCTTCGCTAAGATTGATACCTGGCAAGACGTCGAGGCCTTCGTCAAACTCCACGCCGTGCACCCGGCCCTCGTCATGGTCGACGCCGGGGACCAGGCTCAAGACGTTTACCGCCAGACCGCCATGCGTGGCTGGAAGTGCGCAAAGGGTTCGGGCAACGAAGACTTCAGCGTGACGACCAAGGACGGCAAGACGACCCGCCGATTTTATTCCGACAAGCAGACGATCATGGTGCCCGGTCTCCAGACCCGCGCAGTGCTCCTGGTCTGGTCGAATTTGGGCGGCAAGGATCTGATGCACGGCTTGCGCTCACGCCGTGCCTTTTCGTATGCCCTAGACGCTGGGCAGGACTACGTCGACCAAATGAATGCCGAGGTCCGCGTAAAGGACAGGCGCACAGGCAAACCTCAGTGGCTGCTTCCCCAGGGCAAGAAGGACAATCACGCCTTCGACTGCGAGCTGCTCGGCCTACTAGCCGCCGTCCGTTGGGGCATCGTCGGCAAGGAAACGACCGAAACCGACTTGCCTTCCGCATGAACTCGGGGACACTGAATTTAAGCGGCGGCGCCTGTGGTTGCGGGAAGGAAGAGTCTCGTGGCGTGGACATGGGCGTCGCCGCCCTCAATCGTTGCCAATTCACGCAGGTCAAATGGCTCAAGGGTACTTTATTGGCCTCACTGAATGTGAGTTGCTCGACCTCAAGGCTAAAGCCTTGTCGCTGATTATGGACGGCAAAACTCTCATGAGTTACGCCGATTCCGGGTCTTCCGCGACCAAGGCTTTCCCAGGCATGACGCCGAAGGAGGTCTTGAACGAGGCCCTGTTTGGCCTGTCGCGCCTCGATCCAGGCAAGTATGGTCGCCGCATTACGATGATCAACACGCGCTACGATAACCGCATCGACTAATTTATGCCGCCCCGCAAGAAAGTCCCGACCGTCAGCCTGCGCCCGAAGAAGGGCAAGCCGTCCGCCCGCAAGGGTACGCCGGCACCGCAAG